TTTGGTGAAAAATACGGTTCGCATATTTACGATAGATTGTTTGAAATGTTTAACATAATCCAGTTTACAGGTAAATCTTACCGTAAATAATAAGTATATTACGAAAACGCTTTAATAAACTTTTACAACCACATCAATGATCGCAATACTAATAATCTGCAACATAATAGCACTAACAATGCTAGTATTAAACTTAATAGAGACTTTTAAACTTAAAAATAAACTAAAATTATGAAAAAATTATTATTACTTACGTTATTAATCACATTCAGTTGTGATAAAAAGGATGTTAACTGTACTTGTAATCTTAGAGTTGCAATAGTTGATCCAAATTTAGGGCAAATTGGTAACTATACTGTTACTAACGTTCCAGAAGATTGTGATGGTAACTATGATGTAACACCATTAAATCTCCCACCAAATCATTGGGTGCAAAGTTGTGATTAAATTTATTATCTTTGAATTATGGCATACAAAAAAGAAGAAATAACTAAAATCGTTGACGAGGTTTGCGATAGGTTAGAAAAAGGTGAATCTTTAAGGAATATATTAAAGGACGATCATTTGTGTAGCAATAGTACGTTTTACTCTTTTATAGATAATGATGAAACAAAATTAGAACAATACACGCGCGCGAAAAAATACTACGCCGAAAAGATGTTTGAAGATTTGTTAGATATTGCTGATGGTTCTGAAAATGATGTAATTATAGATGCTGATGGCAACAAACAGGTTAACCATAATGTAATACAAAGGGATCGTTTAAGAATCGATACGCGTAAATGGCATTTATCAAAACTATACCCTAAAAAATACGGTGATAAGTTAGATGTTACATCTGATGGTGAAAAAATAACAACACCTGTATTTGGTTCTAATCCTTTAGATGAGTAACACGTTTACATATAAGCCTACATCCGCTTATTGGAAGATTGAAAAACTAATTAAAAACGGTTTACCAAAATTCAAAGAAGATGAACAAAAGGTATTTGTAATTGAAGGCGGTCAGGGTGCTGGCAAAACTATCAGTATTTTAATGATGCTCATAGACTTTCAAGAGCGCACAAAATCAGAAATCACAATATGTTCTGCACAACTATCTAAGTTAAAAGATACAGCTTTAAATGACTATTTAAAGATTCGTAAAGACTGGAACTTATTTAGTAAGAAGTATTATAATAAAGCGGAATCAGTTTATTCTTATGGACCTGGATGGTTTACAGAATTTATTGGATTAGATAAAGCAGATGTTGGTAAAGGTAGACGAAGAAAAATAGTTTATATCAATGAGGCAAACAAAATAAGCCTAAAGCAATATACAGATATAACTGCGCGTGCTGACATTGTTATTATAGATTTTAACCCTGATACATATTTTTACGGTCACGATCTTATAAATGAATTTAACTACATTAGACTAAATTATAAAGACAATGAGTTTATCTCCGATAATGAGATTAGAAATATATTATCTTATAAATCTAAAGGGTATCTAAACCCAGATGATGAAAATTATAATAGGTCAGATAATGTTAAATCTGAATACTGGGCAAACAAATGGCGAATCTATGGCCTTGGTGAAGTTGGTGGAATTGAAGGACGTATTTTTTATTGGAAATCTATTCCCTATCATAAATATTTATCTATTGACGCGCCTAAAATCTATACGGTTGACTGGGGAAAACAAGATCCTTTTGCAGTTGGTGAAATGAAATATTATGACGGTGAATTATACAATCATGAACTTAATTACAAATCAGAAAACGAATGGCGCAAACAATTAACTACAACACAATTAGCGCAAATACAAGGGCGTGATGGTGATGGCTTTATTACTTGGCTATTCGATAAATTAAACATACCTAAGAACGCTTATATCATTTGTGATAGTAATAGACCAGAAAAGATAAAAAGCCTTAGAAAAGCGGGATGGACTTACGCAGTAGCGGTTGATGGTTCATCGAAAAAAATAATTGATGGAATTGATTTACTACATAACTTAGATGTATTTTATACTGATGCATCGCCAAATATACACAATGAGCAGTTAGTTTATTGTTGGGATAAAGACAGAAACGAAAATCATTTAGAAAAGCCTATTGACCAAGATAATCACCATATTGATCGCATAAGATATGGCGCAAAATGGTGGCAAAATAAAGGATTAATACAAAAAACTTAGTAATATTCAAAAAAAATATTATAGTTTTAGTATATTGTTTAAAATAATTTTATAGATTTGTTATATAATACTAATGTTGTGATAACATCGGTTTACGGTTTTTTAATTGATTTTTATTAGGTTAAACCCTTACTTTTAATTAGGTAGGGGTTTTGGTATTTACTATTATGAGTAAAAAAAATACAAATTCATTGTTAAATAGATTAATAATAATATTGTCAACGCCTTTAATTGTTATCAACGTATTCTGCGCAGTTTTAGTTAAAATAAAAAATTGGTCTATGATTAATACAAAAGAATTAGATGTATAATCCCTTTTCACTTAATAATCTAAGCACCAATGTATATGAGATAGAACGATATAATGAGGGAACGTGGTTTTATAAATTATTCGGTTCTAGCAAAGTAAACAGATTGCGCACAGATCGCGAACGCTTAGAGGCTGTTTTAACTAATCCAGCTGCATTAAAAGTATTTAAATTACAATGTGATGCATTTAGTAGAGGTAAAGTAACAGCACATTTAAACGGTAAACCAAGGTTAAACGATTCATTAGTAAATCTAATACATAAGCCAAACCCATTTCAAACTGAAAGACAATTTTTATGGGATTATATGTTTTGGACAATGTTAGGGACTTCCTACCTTTATAATTCTTCACGTTCATTAACAGATTCAACTTCACTATATTGGCTTATTCCTGCACGCTTTGAATGGACTGAAGAAGTTTGTGATAAATTAGATCGAATGGTTTTATCAAAGAAATCATACAACGATTTAAAGAATCTGAAAGTAAGATATTACAATTTAGATGGAAGTTATACATTTTACAAACTAAGCGAGATTAAACCGTTCTTTGATTTATCAAATGGTTTTGGTAATTGGTATCGTGGTAGTTCAGCAATAGACGCTTTATATAAAGTTATATCTAATTCTGAAAAGGGTTTAGATAGTAAAGGTATTAATTTAGAGTTTTCTGGTAAATTCTTTGTTAGCGGTCAGCATAAAGAAGAAGATGTATATAATACTCCAATGAGTGATCCAGAAAAACAAAGTATTGAGGCATCTTTAAGAAGTAATAAACCTGTTCACGCTACAAAATCAATGGTTGATTTGAAACGGTTTGTTGATAATCTAGGAAATCAAAAACTCGACGATGCATACAGAAATGATTATTTTACTATTGGCACGATGTACGGAATACCGCGCGACGTGTTAGAAGCGTTTGATAGTTCAACTTATGAGAACCAAGAAAAAGCACAAGGTAGACACGTTGAAATGTGTTTAATGCCAAAGGGCCAAGATTTAATGGAAGGCATTGAAAAGATATTTGGTTACGATAATAGAAACGTTAAACTTTGTATTAGTTGGGATCATTTATCTTTTATGCAAGTATTTGAACGAGAAAGGGTATCTGTAAGAGCGAGTAAATTAGCGAATCTAAGACAGGCCCAAGAAATGAATATACTAACAGAGGAAGAAGTTATTGAGCAAGGTAAAGAAATAATGGGTTTAGATGAATAAGCAAATAGAAAAACTGTTAAAGACTAAAGATAATATTAAAAACCCTTACTTTAAAAAGGTGATTGATGATAAGATTGAAAAGTTAAAAGGTGATAAAATTGAAAAAGATGAAGATTAACGAATTAGTAGAACGCAAACAGGAATTAATAGATTTAAAGAAAGGTGAGGTTAAGCACGTTAAAGGCGGTTTATCTTCTATTACTAAATCAGTAAATTCTAATAAAAGCGTTTTCAAAGATGGCGATAATACTTTACAGCGAACAATTATAGGTAATACTTATCTTTGGATGGATAGTCACGAGGACGTTCATGCTAAAAATTGCTTTGCTAAGTCTTTAAAGGAAAGAGGGCAAAAAGCGTTTCATTTACACGATCACGAATTTAAACTAACATCAAAAGTCGGTGAACCTATTAAAATTTATGAATCTTCTATAAGTTGGAAAAGTTTAGGTATAAATAAAGAGGGTGAAACTCAAGCCTTGTTAATGGATAGCGAAATCATAAAAGAATACAATCCTCAGATATTTAACGAATACAAAAAAGGCAATATTAACCAGCATAGTGTAGGGATGCAATACACTAAAATCGATCTAGCGGTTAATGATGATAGTTATGATGATGAATACAAAGTATGGAATGACAATATTGATAGCATAGGAAACCCAGAAACAGCAAAAGATAAAGGTTATTTCTGGTTAGTACGTGAAGCAAAATTAATTGAAGTTAGTGCAGTTCTTGCTGGTAGTAATGAATTAACGCCAACTTTAGAAAATAAAGAAGCCGCTGATAGCACTTCAAGCAACGAGCCATCGAAAGATACTCAAATGAAACAATTATTAACAAATATTAAATTTAAGTAAGATGGAAAAAACTCCTACTGAAATGGCTCAAGAAATAAACAACAACATTGAGGCATTAAAAACGGATTTATCTAAATCAGTTAAAAAAGAAGATTTGGCAGCATTAGAAACCAAATTAAATGAACTATCTGAAAAGGATATTTCAGAAACAAACAAAAACTCTATTGAGGATTTACAAGAACAGTTAAACGTGTTAAAAGAAAAAACAATAACTGGTGAACAAGCTAAAAAAGGTAGTTTTGTTACATTCGTTGAAAACAACTTAGAGAAGAACAAAGATATTGCAAATGATCGTTCTTATTCTGCAAGTACAACAATCAAAGCACCAGCTTTAATGACAACGGCAAATGTAACGCCAAATGTTGCTGGTGGTTTCAATCCTTTATTTGGTAACTATGTAGATGCTAGTATTGGAAGTGCGCCAAAAGCAGACCCATTTATTTTACCTTTGGTTAATGTTATTAGTCAACCAGGAACTGAATCTATTTGGTACGTTGATAGAATAAACGAAGAAGGCGATGCAGAATTTATTGGTGAAGGTGATTTAAAGCCTTTAATTGATGCTGAATGGTCAACCAGTAAAACAGATGTTAAAGAAGTTGCTGTACGTTGGAAATTTACAAAGCGTCTAATGTATCACGCACCTAGTATTGTTGCGGATTTTAGAGAACACGCAAACGAGTTGATTGAAAACAAAATGGATGATGGTATTGTAAGCGGTGATGGTACTGGTGATAACTTGTCTGGACTTGAAACTTTAGGTAGTGCTTTTATTGCACCTACGCAATTAGCAAACTATTATAAGGATGCAAACATCTTTGACGTTATTTGTGCGGCTGCAACTGCGGTAAGATTAAACAACTTTAAAGGTGATTTAACTTGTATATTAAACACTGTTTGGATGGCTCAAATGATGGGCGTTAAAAATTCAGAAGGCGATTATATTGTACCACCTTTTGCATCGCAAGATGGCCGCCAAATTGGCGAAACGCGCATTGTATTTACAAACCGTTTAGCAGATGATAAAATTATCATTGGTGACTTGAAAAAGTTTAACGTGGTAATGTCAGAGAACGTGCTTTATGATGAGGGTTATGAAAACGACGATTTTAGTAAAAACTTAGTTACTAGAAAATTAGAGGCGTTTTTAGGTACTTATATTAAAGCATCTGATGCTGGTGCAATTATAGTAGATGATATTTCAACTATTCAAAGTGCAATCGCAACAATCGAACCTTAATATTAACTAAATATTTTATATAATGTCAGAAGTGAAAAAAACAGAAAAGAAGTCTAAAGTGGATAGCAAAAAGATGCTAAAAGAGTTAGGCGCAAAGAATGAAAAGGTATCATTTAGAGATCGTTTAAAAGTCGAAATTATAAAAGATACTAAGTACTATCGTAAAGGCAAAGTGATTAATCCACATCAAACGTTTGCTAAGTTTTTAATCAATGAAGGCATTGCTAAAGAGTTAAAGTAAGATGGCATATTTAATAGACGAAACATATTTTCAACGACAATATTACGTTCCGAATGTAGAAGAATTGAACTCCCGAAGCAAAGAGGATCTTTTATTGTATATTGACCAATATGTTCGTCTATGCTTACAGGATGCTCTAGGCTATGTTTTATTTAAAGACTTAGATACTTATATTGTAAACGGTAATCTTGAACCAAACGCACCGCAAAAATGGCTTAATTTAGTCAATGGTGCTGAATACACAGAACACGATAGAACTTATTATTGGAAAGGCTTAAAATACAATGAAGGTGCTTTTAAAGTTTCTTTATTAACACCTTTTGTATTTTACCATTGGCTTTTAGATAATCAAGCTAAGATGTCAGGAATGGGTGAAGTAGTTTTAGAGGCTAAAAACGCTATTAACGCGAGTAGCAACCAAAGACTTACTAAATCTTGGAATACATTTGTGCAACTTTATCAAGATAAGAACTATCATTATAATAATTGTGTATGGTATTACGAGGGCGTTAGGGTTATTGATTGGATGGAAAACAATACTAACAATGATTTTGTATCGTTAGTTAAATTTCTGTACGACAATAAAGAAGATTATCCAGATGCAAATATAACAACCTATAAATTTAAAAATCAATTTGGTTTATGATTATAGGCGAGGCATTAAAACGATTAATTGACGGTACTGTTATTGACTTGTGCATAGGTGGTGAAACTGTTTCCAGAAGGATAAACTTTCATTACGGTGATCAAAAAGAATTAATTAAATGGATTGCGAATAAAAACGGTGTTAAATATCCCTTAGTTTGGTATGTTGTTAACCCTTTTTATGAACAGGCAGATGGTTATAAATTGGTCAGTAGTACATTAATGATATTTCAGCACACACAAATTGATTGGTTTAATGATACTCGAAGTGTTAAATCTTATGATGAAATAATAGAACCGACTTGGCAAACTGTAAAAAAACTTTTAGATCGTAATCAATACATCACTTTAACAGGTGATTTGTATAGAAAATACAGGATAAAAGACGAACCATCTTGGGGTGTAGATACTGAAGGCATAAGAACAGGCCAAACAGATTTCACTTCCAAAAGGAAAATGAAAACGCAATCAATAGCATTAGATGTTGTTGATGGGCGTATAATAGAGTTAGAATTTAGAATAAAAACAAATTGTATTAAATAATGGCAATAAATTTAAACGCATACGGTAACTGTACATCTGATAACACAGGTTCAGGTATTGGTTCATGCGATATAACAGAATTTGGTGATGTTAAGGGTATTGTACTCTTAAAAAAAGGTATTTCATTTGCAGTAACAAACGGAAGTGTTGAATTTGATTTAACTGTTTATACAAACGCAGTTAAGTCTTTAAATGCTTTTCCTTATGTCGGTGTATATGATTTTGCACAAGACACACCAGAAAACGAAAAAAATACATCTTCAACAGGTGTATTAACTGAAATTAGATCAG